AGATGGTACTATTCGATGATCTCTTAGAGATCTGGGACGACTCTGATTGGTTTACTCCGTAGCCAATAATTCTTGTATCATTTTTGCTTGAGCAGACAAGAACTGTCTTAACATAGTAGAACTATTCCCCTCTTCAGAAGATCCACTCCGTTCATGCAAGTCTTGAAGCTTCTGGTACTGTGCAGTTTTTTGTACATCTGTCCTCTGCCCATGACCTTTTAGAATAAACATAGTCTTCCCAGTCGCTCTGTCTTTAATATAAATAGAACTATTGTCCTCTTCCTTGTCCACGCCTATTACTTCCCACTTTGATTCTTTACCACCCGTTATATTTTCTAGAAAAGTGGTCATCATTTTTTCATCACTAGCTATAGTAAATTTCCCAGAGTCTACATAACTTACAACATTTAATTGAGGTTGATCAGACACCCCTCCCATAATGAAGAGGTGAATAGCAAATGCTTTCCTAAACTCTTCTCGGTCTGAATCTGACTCTAAGGACTTCATATGTTTTTTTACCCGTTCGTACAAAAGTTCATTTTGTTCTCTAGAAGATTTAATTTTTCCCGTGACCTTATCCTTACCCCATATCTCTGTATGAATGCTATCAAAAAATGAGTCTAAACTATCTGCTGCGCCCTTAGATACATGTTTTTCTATAGAAGTATAAGATGTTTTCCTTAAACCTTCTCTTTCTTGGGGGTCTTCGTTAGGCTTCTCTTTGGGAAGTACAGTACTACATGTACAAGAACCACCAGAGCTTTCTCCCTTAGCATTAGAATGAGTTTTAAGAGATAATCTTACCATAGTAAGCTTAACAGGTTTACCCTTCGCATCCAACTTCAGCGTCTCTCGTGTTTCATCAGTAAAATAATCATCGGGTATATCATCTCTGGAGAGAAGCTCTTCCTTAAGAAAATCATCAATAGACATAGTTTGAGTATAGTAATTGGCAGGTTTGGCATCCTTCCCCTTAAAACCTAGCATTTTATTGAATTTATTTTTTAGAGCTGTGGCTTGATTTGGGTTGAAGAATAACCCATTATCTACTTTTCTTCCTAACTCTTTAGATTTTACATCTCCCAAGGCTATGGAAATTTCAGGACGAATATCCCCAAAAATATTTTGTACAGTGGAATGACGCAATAATAAAAGAAGAGCTACAGCTTTCTGACCATCTCCTCCCAACTCATCCACGAATCCTTGTGAATCGAAATCAGTTCCAAACATACTAGTGAGTCTTTCCTTCAAAGCATCCACTAAATTTCCTGCGGTTTCTGATAATAAAGTACGAACAGCCTCCCCATTATTAGCATCTATACCTAATTGTAGATATTGAGCTATTTTATCTATATCACCCTCTTCAGCTGCGGCTGCTTTTACTGCCGCTTTAATTCGTCCTATGTAAAACTCACGCCTACCTTCGGGTAACTCAGCGTCCCCCAACCCCCCTGGACCAAATCCTAAAGCTAAGAAAGTCCCTGCTGCTGCTAATAAATTTTCATCTATCTTAGATCTACGATTTGCATCATCACCAACAGTTCCATCTCTGTCTACCGATACAGTCTCCCATTCCTTACTAATAAAAGAATTTGTATCCTTATTTACATTGTTATATCTAGTTACAGCAGTAGTAATAGATAGTTTTAACTTCTTTAAGAAGGGTAAAGCTCTCCCAGCAAGATCTTCTCCGAATGGAAACGTAGTATCCCCAGTCTCGCTGTCTGTAAAAGATGTTCCATATCCGAATAGATAAGTCTCTGAGTCTAAGGTGTCATCCCCAACCATCGGTTTAGTAAGAGCTAATTCCCCTCTACTAGTCTTTCCCGTTTTATCTTTTAAACTCTCTATCTGAGCTTTAAGCGTAGCGTTAGGAGCGACTCCCTTTTCTAATCTCTTACATGCAGTAGCAGTTTTAACATAATTTACTAAATTATTAGCGGCATCAATTTTATACTTTATATCATGCTCTGGGTCAACATCATTGACCAGACCCTCTACAAACTCTTTAAGGGCTTTTTTCCAAACTCCAACAGTTTCTAGGTCCTCTTCAGGCCAATCCTGAAAGAAATCGAAATCGTCTTCTATGTCACCTACAAAGTCTTCCTCTTTTAGGTCAAATCCTAAAGGTTCAAATATCTTATGAAGTGCCCCCTTGTTCGCCTCTCGTTGGGCTGCTTCTGCTTTCTCCCTTGCCTTATTCTCAGCAGCTATGGCATTAGCGTCTCCTGCATTGGCATCTGGGTTCTTCAGGTTTAGCCATTCCTCCAACTCAGCAGCTATTACAGTATTTTGATATGTGTTACCCTCAAGCTCCACCCACCCCTCCCCTTTCTTCGCAGCCTGGGCTGGACTAGAAGTCTGTTTAACAATAGCCGAGTTACGCTTCGCAAATCTCGCTTTAAGACTAAAATCCGTTCTCGTAAGATAGAGTGATTCGTGGCCTGGAGCAGGGGAGGGGTGGGGAAAACTTTGTTCTTGGCCTGGTTTCATCATTCCATATTGTTGTATAACAGCATCTACACTAGTTAAAGGCTCCCCTTCTGCCTCTCCCCCCTCCTCCGCTATAAGCTTAAGGGATCTTTTTTTTAGCTTGGAATAGCTTTCAAGTAGTTCTAGGTAATAATTCATAAAAAATCTCTAAAAAAAGCCCAACCCAGAAGTCTTCTAGGCTGGGCTTCAAGCGTACTGCTTATTATAGTAAATTTATAATGCTCTTAATGCTCTACTAGATCCATGATCCATGAAATCAAAGCGGAAAGACATTTCAACAGTATGGAAATCATTATTTGAGTAATTAAACTCAGCGGTCTTCCACGATTTCGGATAAACACCAAAAAGTTTAGTTGTCATAATAGGTTTACCATGGGGATCTAAGTGGTAGAGTTTAAGCTCTCTAGCTTTAAAATCACCCCTTGGTTCTGTCCCTAATGAAGTAGTAACATTTTCCATCAACTCCCCTGTAAGAGGATTGTAGATAGATTTAAACCAATTCCACAATGTATTAGAAACTTTCTTCTGGTAAAGATTGTCAAAGGTAATAGTAACCTCATCAGGGCTAACCTTACCAGGATAGAAAACTCTGTCGTTTACACGATGAACTTCTATATCCTCTGCGGTCATTCCTATATTGGAAATTTGTTTGGCTGCTAAAGTTAAGAATGGATCTCCACCTCCTTGTTTAACTTTGTCGGGAAGATCAAAATGGCACTCAAACGAATACGTTCTTACTGAGTTAAGACCCTCTGATATGGTTGGGAGTCCCTGTCCATCTCTGTCGATGGTTCTCCCTAAATCACTACTTCTATAATATGGACGATCTACTGACATTTAATTACTCCTTAATTTCCTATCTCGGCGGATTGGTTAGTTATGTTAACTTCAAACACTACAACTTCTGCTGTCTTGGTGGGTTTCAAAAGAACTTTACACCAAAGCTCATTTCTATCTACCCTTATCGGAGTATTTGTTGTTTCGTCACAAATTACTTTAAATTCTGTAACTCCTCGTTCTCTCCTCATCTCATCAAGAATAGGAGCGACAACACTTACAACCTGATCCCAAGTGAACCTATCATTAGGCTCAAAAGCGAACTGTCTCGTCGAATTAACAATGGTATCCCTAAGATCAATAAGCAACCTTCTAATATTAATTCTATTAGTAGCTGTATTTGATCTTTGAGCTGTTCTTTGACCAAAGATAACTATACCATCCTGATCAAATTTTGTTATTGGGTTAATGATGTTTCCACCACTGTATAGTGAATCTCTGTCACCTTGATTCAGTGCTACTTCAACATCAACTGGCTTCGTTAAGCGACCTCTCTGTAAACCCGCAGGGGCAAACCAAGGTCTGGATACATTGTCCGTAACCGCCATCTGTCGAGCAGCAAAGATTTCTGGTCCATACCATCTATCCTTACCATCATAAACACTGAAGGTCTTAACCCAAGGCCAATACACAGCAGCATAAGAACTATTAATGGCCGCTGTCCTATCAGTAGATTTGCCATTAGTCCAATCTATAGCATCAGAAGGCTTTCCTACTGCGGCAGGAGGAGAAACAAGAGCTAAGAATTTTTGGGAAGCCTCTGCTTTAGTAATAAGAGCATTCTGAACTCCATCAAAAGCTCCGTCAATGGGAGCTATTGCAATCTTAACTGGTACGCCCTCATCGTCCAACGCTTCAATTCCACTACGACCACCATCAGACTCTATTTGGCCTATCAAAGAAGTCTCTTGGGCAGCAGACTCGGTAGGAATACCATTATCACCGCCAGACAAGGAATAAGTACCTTGAACAGGCTTGATAAATCTTGGGTCTGCGAGATCGGTGTATGTGACACCCGCACCATCTGTTGCTGTCATACTTCCCGCAGCCATGGCTCCAATACCAGTGGTTAAATCATAGAAGTTATCTATAGAAGTCACACTTCCCACTGCTGCATTTCCTTGAGCACTAGTATAGTATCCTACTATCTCTCTTGAGGTAGCGTCTACATTAGTTTTTCCTATTGCAGTTTCCAAGAATACCGAGGAAGTAGCTCCTCCCTTAAAGGTCTCAGCCGCAGTACCCTCAGTGTTAACATCAATAACTATATTTGAATTACCATTGACATTCACCTTAACTGAAGTTCCTGACGTTGCCCCAGCAGGAGTAGTTCCTTCATTGTATCCTGCTCCAGTATAAAGAGATCGGGTCCAGTAATAAAGATCAGTGAACGTGCCTCCAGATGCTGTGACACTTGAGGTAGCAGATGCCGCTGAGTTATAAGAAGGATGCCGATTCCCACTCAAATCTAAAGGCTGAAGCCCTGACACCCCAGTCCATACAACAGGAGTAGCAGTATTATCAGTTGTTGATTCCATGGTAACGGTCATGGTAGCACCAGAACCAGCTATGGGGTTAACTATAAAAGCAGACGCCGCAGTATTGGTACCGAAGGCTCCTATCCTATCTGCATCCAAAGAGCCCCCTAAAACTTTTCTTAAGGCATCAATGGATTCTCCCCCATTAGCATAGGTCTGAGTGAGGGTTCCTGATGGGACGCTGTACACTTTAGAATTTAATACTTGAGTTCTTGCATTATCATAGGTAGTGATTGTAAATCTATAATCCCTGTTACCCGTATCGGCTGTACCAATACGTCCTCCATCAGGAGTAGCACAAACAGCTATCGCAGGACAAGCACCCATAGGTATTGCAGCAGAGGCTTCCGCTGCGGAGGTAGCAGCACAGCGAACATAGTAAAGACTGTTGGTAGCCTCTAATATTTCAAGACCCCCTTCAATCCCTTGGCCTGGTATATTTTCGCTAGGCTCACCAAAGGTATTAATTAAGTTCTCTTGGCTTGTAATTAAAGTGGCTTTATCTCCACTCTTTCCTGCAATTGGCCCCTTAGATGCGAAACCAATAATCCCAACAACAGAGGAATTGACACCAGCAGGATAGTCTGATCTATCAACCTCAACAAAATAGTTTCCTGGACTCAGATACTTAGCCATTTAAAATTCTCCTAGCGAATGCTTACTAATCTTCTTTTATGTAAATTAATCAATCT